ATAAGTTAATTGTGTTGTGGATGTGTCCAAGTAGAGGTCTGTCGTAAGCTTCGTTATCTTTTGAACAACAAAATACTAATCTACTCGGTAGAGTGTCCCCACTCTCATATTTTAAGATTACTTCAAACTGACATCTTGGTAGATGTTTCGTAAGGTTAGTAGCGACACCACTCGTTCTCTAACTTACCTTTCGGTTTTAAGTCCCCTCTGATATTGAAACCCGCAATTATAGGGTTGGATGACCCCATGTCTTACTTGATTCCTATCGGTTATTCTTGTTGATGTTCCCATCTCAACCTGACGACCCACATCGCCCGGTCACCCAACCACTTTCTCTAAAGCGTCGCCCTCAATACTGAAGGTCAGGTGATATCCGACTTGTATACTCGAGTCCCATTTCTGAGACCGCAAACCTGTTAACACAACAGATTCACTTTATCCCGGTTTCCCGGTTTATTTAAGGATGATATACCACCCATTATCGTTTTTATAATACCGAAGTACTATATGGATAATCTAAAATTTCTAAGAACGTATTAGGTTTCCCTAATTTGTTTTATAAGTATAACACATAATTTCTATTTGTCAAGAACCCTATAAAACTTTTTTTTTTAATCTGTGATAAGACCTTAAGATTTACAAATTCGTAGGTCACCCATTCTTTACTACCTAAAACTCGCACTCCCGTCGGGATAGTCTGCTGTAATAGGTCTATCTGCTATCTTATCACAGAATAAATCTATAAACCCAAGAGAAGGAATCTGCGGACGTGTATAGGATTACTTTTACTACCTTCTATCCATCCGGGTCTCTCACCCGACGATACTTTACTACAAATAAATTCGTAGTTCCATCCTCCGCCAAATTATGGTTTATATTTTTGTGGTATTAGATGGGTTCGAACCACCGGCACAGAGTCTTTCGTTACTCCTGCTCTACCAAGAGAGATAAATCTCCCACTGAGCTATAATACCATATAAAAAAAATGTGGGTGTATGCTCTACCACCTGAGCTACGGATAAATCCGGAGGGATTTGAAACCTCGACACGACACCCACACCAATCTTTCAATATTTTTATGAACTTTATTTCTTCGACAAAGGTAAAACTTTAATTTTGATTTGTCAAAAACTTTAACACTTTTTTTTTCAAAAAAAAACCCACACACATAAATTCTCTCGAACATACATCTGTGGGATATATGTTTCACAAAGGTAAGTAATAGTTTTGATACTACCAAATTTTTTTATGAAACTTTTGTTGGGGTGTTTTGGTTCTCTCGAACCGTGAGACAATAAATATCTCCTAACATCACCAAAAGTCAATACCTTTGTTATTTTTTTTTTAATTTGTAGTCAGGACAGGATTCGAACCTGTAACTTTCGTAAATATAACTAGCGTCTACCACGAGGTGTCTACTTTATCAGTGTAGTCCTCTTTTCCTCCACCTGACTATGTTTCGTTAATGTTAAAAACTGACTCAATCTTCCTAAAAAACATTAACTTCCTACTTACTCTATTATAGGCTCGGCCGTCCTCTTTAAATATAGTTTTACCTGAAACTTCTTTGGGTTGTTGATTGACCACTCCCACTTACTCAAGTAGTTTTTACATACTCATCATCCAACCCATTCGGTTTTGTGCTTGATACTGAGAATAAGTACATTTTCTCATTGACTTATAATCAGGTCTCAACTTAACGTGTGTTGGATATTTCTTCTCATGTTGTTTCTGTTCTCTCATAACACGAGCATACGCCTCTCTCTTACTCGGAGCCCAAACATCATTAAATCCCCCACCAATCCAATTAAATAGATAAAGGTAATCTCCGTTAACTCCTCTGTATAATTTCTCTTTAGTCATATCTTATTCGTTTTGTGAGTACAAAGATACAACTAATTTTGGTATTGCCAAATAAAATTTAAATTATTTTTCCATTACGTGTGTAATGAGTTTGTGTAGTTGTGTTCCGGTCTTATCCGGTTCTACTTCATTAAGTGTGAAGTAATCCCATTCTGAGTGTTCATCACCATCCATGGCGTTCTCAAAATCAGGTTCAAGTTCGGTGTCTGTCTCCAATAGATAAACATACATAATACCTCTCATCTCTTGTCCGTTTCTACTAGTTCTTGGAACAATCCCAACAAAAGTTAATTCTTGGTCATCAATGTCAATATCGGTTTCTTCGAAGAATTCTCGTTTACCACATTCCTTAGTTGTCTCACCTTCTTCAAGATGACCACCAGGTAATGACCACATTCCGGGATATAATCCTTTAGCGTTTCTCTTACATAGTAAAACTTTATTACCACATTTTACTAAAACACCGACATACCTTGTAATTCCCATATATTTATTATTATGAATGTTAAAATTAATCAAAATATTTTCAAAGTCAAAACTCTTATTGATGAGAGGTCCCAAGCCATTGGCATGATGGGAAAAACATTTGACAAATCTTTCGAAGGTTTGTTATTCCTAATGGGAGGTAACAAACAATGTTTTTGGATGAAGAATTGTATAATCCCATTGGATATAATTATCATCCGTAATAATGTTATCGTAAATATCCACCACAACTGTCCTCCGTGTGAAGGTGAAGAATGTTCAAGTTATTGTGGTAACGGTAATATTGTACTCGAACTTGAAGGTGGTACTTGCGAAATGTTAAACATCGAAGCGGGTGATGTTATAGATTACTTAGTCTAATTATTCCCCTTCGATTGTTGTATCTTCTCTTTTAATACTTTTTGTAATTGACTTGCAATCATTTTTGTGAACTTCACTGTCGGTGAATCATCCGATTCATTATATCGATGACTTCCTTTTGGTGGTCTCTTACTTCTTCCAAGGTAATTTAACCCTGAAATGTTTGTAATACATTTGTGTCCTCCTGAATTTGCTTGAATCAATTCCCAAGCATTGATGGTAATTTTATCCAACATTGCTCGATGTTCTTCAGTCAATTCTGAAAATGGAACTTCCATCATTTGTTGAATATGTTTCAACGCCTTCTCACCATTTTCTACCGACTTAAACTTATCACCATATAATGCCTTGAAATCTTTGAATGTGAATCCAACACTCTCAGGGCCTACACCTGTCTCACTTACCCATTTGATAGTTGATAAAGGTATATCCCTAGTTTTTAATTGGTCCTCCCATTTCGATAAAACTTCTTGGGCAATTTCACCCAAGTTAACCCCTTTAAGTTCTCGTTCTTTCTTGAATGGATTACAAGATGCCTGAACAAGTCCCAATGGCCACGCCATGATAAGAAAGTCTGCCTCAGGATTATTTCTAAATGGGGTGTATCTATCATAAGACCCAGGCTTAAACATGCTACCCCCACCATATTGGAAGATAATGTTGTCGCTGACATTTGGATATCCTTGCATCGATGTTTTATATTCTTGTGCATTTTTTTGTAATTGTTCCGGGTTAACGGCATTTGTTTTTTTCATCCATTCTTTAATGTTTGTAAGTATGGACATTAATGATGGCTCCGAATTCATAACTAAACCTTCTAAAAATCCCGGTTTGTTTTTGAACGCCAATATGAGTTTGTTTATCACAAACCCCAATAACATTTTGTTTCTCTGTAGTGATTTCTCGTTATCAAATCTAAACAAATAATTCACAACTTCATCAGGTGAGATGTCGTGTTTTGCAAAGTCCGCCGAGTCCACGGTTGATATTAATAATATATCTGAAGAAGGAAATAATTCTTTTGGTGAAACTATTTGAGAAATTGTTTCAACATTTGAACGAGATTGTCTAAAAGAAGTTGATTTGGTATCTTCGGCACCTGCTTGTCTGTCATGATGGTCCGTATGGATGACAAACATTGGTTTTCCGTGAGCAAAATCAACTAAGACCGGCATAGTATCACCTTGAGCATCATTCTTCTTTACAGAGAACTCTTTATCCCCATATTGAATAACGTGAACATCCACAACATTAATACCATTATCTTCAAGGTATTTCTTCATCGCAATTGCTGTGGTAACCCCATCTAAATCTTGGTGAAAGTATATTTCGGCTTTAGGGTATCTTTGGGACAATTTTTTAATGTCCCTGATACCACTTTCTTTTATTAGTTTTTTCATATTACATTTCAGGCATAATCACAATGGCAAGTACATCACCACTCTTCAAACCTTTACTTAACGAACAACTTTTATTAATTCTAATAAGGTCGTCAACACTTGTAACTCCAGGATGTTTTGCTGCAATACCACTTAATGTGTCACCTGATTTAACTTTATGTAATTTAACATTGTAACCATAAGCAGATTGAAGTCGTTTTGGGTCACCAAAACAATATTTACCACCCATTTCAGGTTTAATTTTTTCCATTTGAACATCAACCGCCTTTTGTCGGTTCATCTGTTCTTCAATAACTCTACTAACGATTCTATTTAAATCAGATTCAGTTAATCTTATAATTTTTGTCATATCTTTTATTATTATTTTTTATATTACATTCCCGGTATTGGGTTTAATTGTCCTGTTAACATTCCTCTTAAAAATTTGGCCATTGGGTCTAATTCAACATTATCACTTGAAACATTATCGGAAACGTTATCTGTAACTTTTTTAATAGGTGTTTTTACCACTTCCCCATCTTTAAAGGATTCTTCAAAGTACTTTTTAGCTTCAGGTGTTTTTTGGTAATTTTCCATGGCCTTTTGCATTTCTTGTTCACTACCTAACTTTTTAATAACTTCTTTTTCACCAACCCAGTTACCAAGTCCAATATAATCTAAAAACCCTAACCACCATTTAGTTTGTTGCATCATTATTTTTACTCTTCTTCCCTCAGCACTTCTAAATAATCTTGGAATTCCACCAAAAAACGTTTGACTCATAAATCCAGGTTTACTTAAAGCAGCAACGTCAAAAATTTTGTCGGCTTTCATAGCATCTTTTAATTGTTGAATTTCTTTAACTCCTGCCCTACCTGCCTTTAATTCAGCTTCAAGTGTTTTTGCCAGCCCACTAACATTTTTACTTTTAGAACCTGCTCTACCTAATAGAGTAAAATAATCCATGATGGTATTTTTCATACCTTTAAATGGTCCTGCAGGCATTTCCCTTAAAAACCCATTAACTTTTTCTGCCCATCCTCCTGAACCTCCAGCACTTCTTAAAAAATTACCAACAGGTCCCGGTTCTTTTGCTAATTTACCAATAATTTCACCGGCAGCCACCGCATCTGTTTTAGCTAATTTAAGTGCCGATTCTAACGCTTTAGTTTCTTTACTTCCCACTTTTAATGCTCCCATTACAGGTTTTGTAACAAAATCACCCACAAAGAATGGTAGTGCAGCAACTAAACTTAATATACCAAATAGAGTATCTCCTTGAACAAAATATGAAACAGCGTTAATTGTGTCAGTTATTGGTGTTGGGTCAACAATACCAACCACATCCATTACAGTATTATACCACGCCGCCTCGTTAACCATCTGCTCTTCATTCTGTTTTTTCTCAGTAATGAAGTTTTCTTTAATTAATATTAATTGGTTTTCGGTAATTATAAATTGAGCCATTCTAACTTTTATTTATAAATATCATTACAAACAAAAAAAAGGGTCTTACGACCCTTTTCTATTCTAATTCTAATTCAGTTTGATTTCTTTCCTCAATAAAATGTTTAATTCTATTCGTCGCTATGTCAACATACTTTGAACTATATTCGATTCCTAACCATCTACGACCTAATAATTCAGCACTAACCGCAGTCGTCCCACTACCCATGAAAGGGTCAAGAACAATATCATTTTTATAACTTAAAATTTTAATTGCCTTTGATGGAATATCCATTGAGAAGGTCGCTTTAGTTAACGATTTGGTATCTGCAAAATATTCCCATCTACCAAAAACTAAGTTCATAAACTCTTTCTTATCGTCATCGTCATAAATAACTTTATCCTTCAAAGTTCCATCTTCTAATGTAATTTTAGTATGACTACCTTCCCATTGTGATTCACCCTTATTCAATTTCTTTTTTGATTTCTTATAAGCAAGTATCACACATTCTTTTGGGTTATAAATGTATGGTGATGACGCTGACATCCAAGAACCCCAAGCCGTTTGTCTAACTCTATGTGGAGAATCTTCTGTAAGGTCAACCATTCCAAAGAATTGAAACCCAACTTCTTTCATCTTCATCCAAAACTCAGCATTGAATAATATTCTTCCACCCCTCTCTTGAACATTCATTTCAATCGGTACATTTATTGCAACCCTACCGTCATCTTTCAATACTCGGAAAGCCTCACTCAACCAATTAATGGTGAAATCCCAATACTCCTCCATTGATAACCCATCGTCATATTCATCATACTTAATGTTGGCGTTATATGGTGGAGAGGTAACAATTAAATCAACACTACCTTCAGGTAAAGTCTTCATCACTTCAACACAATCTCCATTTATTATTTTGCCCGTTTCTATCATTAGATTGAGATTGAGTGATTTGTCTTAAAATTATTATTTTTGTAATTTTCTTCAGGTGTCACTTCACCAATTTGAAGGTCTCCCTCAAAATAGTTTTGATAAGAACCCCAATATTCTGTCATTGACCCGTTTTGTAATTCATACAAAGCGTCTAATGTTTCTTCATCAAAAGGTAATTCATCGTCATTTTCCATTCCTCCAACCCATCCGTCTAAATTATCGTAGATGTATTGTAAGAACTCTTCTTCAGTTTCACCCTTAAAGTCAGGGAATTTTTCGCTATCTAACTCCACCGGAGTGTTTGCGTTGTGGGAGGTGTAATACTCCGTTTTTCTAAAATGTGATTTCATATTAATTTTCTTCTATTTTTCTTTCATTTATTACTTCACGATAACCTTCATATAACGAATCACGAAGTTCATATAATCCATTATACATTTCTTCATTATAATCATCATCTTCCCACATACGTTCTGAATCGACTTCATCATAATCCTCAATGTCATCATAATCATACCCATAAACAAAAGCACCTACCGGAGAATAACCTTCATCTTCATACGTTCCATAAGCAACAATATCCTTATCAACCTCATTCAACACTTCAACCACTTTTTGAATATACTCCGTCGGTACATTCCAAGCAGTTTCAAGAATCAAGTCAACTTCAGGTGTGTATTCAACATCCCCAAATTCAATTCTAATCCATTTTGACCCGATGTTTTCATCCATCCATTCTCTACTCATATAGTTGTCGGTAGTATTAAATTCGGTCCCAAATAATTTATTAAAGTGTTCAACCACTTTAACTTCTGAACTATTCTCACCTTCAGTTTCAAACAATTCTTTAACTTTACCAAACGTTTCTTCGTTAAGATTACATACCTTAACATAAGTTGTCATTGTATTTGCCATATTAATCTTTTAATTGGTATTCCCAACCATTTTCTTTTTTTATTGGTGTAATCTCTAAATCCAAGAACACCGCGTTTTGTTCATCAGCATACAAACCAAGTATGTTGTAGTCGTAAAACTCTTCAGCTTCACCCATCGTCATCAAATCTCTTTCTTGGAGAATGTTTAGTATTTTTTGTTTGGAATATAAAATCCTATTTCCATTACCAAATTCTTCAACAATCCCAACTATTGCGGATTCCAATCCGTCTAATAATATCGCACCTTCCGCGTATTCTTCAATATCTACTGTAACTTTCATTTACTTAATAATTGCAACATCACCTTTCCATACCACTTCATTTGCCTCACAACTTAAATGATGTTTATCTACTTTTGCCTTTATTGATGGGTCGTAAACAATATCTCTAGTAGTGTGAGTAGGAATTTCAAAAATAACATTTGACGCAAGATATTCAAACCCATCAACTAATATTCTCCAAAACATATGATTATCATCACATTTTGTATTGTATCTTACTTTTATATCTATCATAACTTACCATCCTTTTTCATTTGTTCTCTAATCTTGGTTGCCGAAATATTCTTAATCTCATCAGGTGGTAAATGTTCTATCACATCATATCCAACTCCTCTACCAATATTAATACTATCAATGTCCGGAATAACTTGAATTACCAATCGGCCTTCGTCAATTAAATCTTTCAACTCATTGTTTAAGTTCTCAACAACCCATTCAGTTGAAAATGGATTCTTATCATCAATCTCAACATCTCTCACACAAAGTAATATGTTCTTACCTCGTTCAAGTTGTTGGTCAATCAAAGCTCTGTGTCCATGGTGCCATGGTTGCCATCTTCCAACAAACATAGAATACTTCTTATTTGACGATGATGACGCAAATGCTGCTTGTACGTGTGTCTTTCTTTCCCAATTACTCATGACTATCCAAAAATTTAAAAATTTCTTTTTTACTTGGTGTAGGATTGTCTTTAAATGTTTCTAAGAATTTCTCTTTCAATCTTATTGGTACAACAGCGGTTTTCATTTTAATATCCATCACCCCATTTTCATCAACTTCACCATTTTCCATATAATATGCAAGGTAAAATTGTATTTCCGGTTCCTCTCTATTTATTTCCATATTCATTTATTTTATTAATTAATTCACCCAATGATGTAAATTCTGAAACGCTACTAGTATCAATACTAATATAATTCTCAGTAGGTTTTTCATAATTTTCAACGTGAAAGTTTTCTCTACCTCGAACATCAGTAGTATGAATATAAACTTCAATTACATTTGAACTTAATTTTAACTCATCCCTTAAATCTTTATATGGAGAAACCAATGATACGATAACATCAAAACCTTTTGCATTCAAAAATTTTGCAATGTCTTGAGCTCTTTGAATATTTTTCCGTCTTCCTTGTTCAGAATAATCTTTATTTTGAAAGATATCTCTAATTTCATCCCCATCTATTTGAATAATATTTTGAGGATACAAATGTTGTTTTAATAATTTGGACAATGTGGTCTTACCAGCGTGAGGTTGTCCGATTAAGTAATAAATCATTTTTGTAAATTATCTATTCGTCTTTGAAGATACCATAACGCCTTCTTCAAGTCTTGAAGTTCTTTATCAGTTTCTTTTTTTCCTGCCCTTGAGATGTACTTAACAGTATTCCCTAAGTGAAAGTCTAACTCCCATGCCTCAATAACTTTGATTGCCTCATAAGGATTGTCCGCACCACCATAATGAAGTGGGTTGTTTACCATTTCTCCACTCATGATAATTACTGAATACTATTCTTACCTCTCTTGGTAACAGGTTTATCTTCAGAACCTTCTACAGTTTCTTTTTTAGAAACAGGTTTAACTCTTCTTGTAAGAGTTTTCCATTCACTTTTTGGACAGTAAGCCCAAACACCCGTGTTTACTTTGTTATCAGCATCTTTTTCTTCAGTTCTGATAACTTCTCCAATCTCTCTTGAGTTGGTTTTCTTGATTGTTTTAATGCACTTCATAGGTTTCTTCCTCCGTGTTTAAATTAATAATGTTTAGTATTTCTTGTTCGGTCTTCCCGGACAAGTATAAGTCGTAAATGATTTCACTAAGGTCATCCTCAAATATCATCACATCGGCTCGACCATAATAGAGTTTTAATCTACTATCGTTGAGAGCCGTTAAAGATGATTGTTTTGTTATGTATCTTTTGTTAAATCCCACATAAGAATTATAAACAAATTATAATTCAAAGTCAAAGTTATTGAACTTTTCTGAGTTAACTATTTGAAAAATATATGCAGTTATTTTTCTTTTCATTATTGGAACTAAGGTTTGTTCCATTGGGAAATTTTGTGAGGATTGTATTTCAAATATTGGAAGGTCCTTGAAGTATTCAGTTTGATTCCAAGTTGAGAATGTTTCAATAATTTCGGGTACTGATAAATCTTCTGAAGAACCGTCATAAATTGAATTCAAATAAGTTTTATGATTACCTCCATCTCCTTTGGTTTTCTTAATTTCATATTCCCACACAAATAGTTTGGTATCTACTTTATTATAATAAAATACATATCCGTGACCTGTGGCA